ATCGTCACGGTTAGGTGCTGTCGCCACTTGTTCGCGTGGTTGTTGCAAGTCGGAGATCAACCGTTCCTGCTCTCTCACGCGCTTAGTCAGCTTATCGATCCGTTTCTGAACTCCACGCTTTGGCTTTGGCTTCTCGGGCTCTTCGCCTTCGGTGGTGTTCTCGGTGGGTTCGTCACCTTCTAACGCTGCCGGAGCGTCGGTTTCAACTTCGGTCGGTTCTTCACTTTCCTCGGTTGCGGCTAATACTTCGTCTTCGTCTGACATTTTGTAGCTCCATTCGGAGACCGGCATAAGCCGGTTTACACGGTGAGCCCCACCGAGAAGGTATAGCCTTTATGGCTTATTAAATATATTTCGAAAGCGCTTGACAAGCCTATGTGGTTCAAGCGATACTCTCTACATCGACTAACCAAACACAGGAAAAACGAAAATGAACAGATTATTCACACAAGCCGAAACAAAATTAGATTGGGCGCTTCGCGTCGCCACCCAATACGGATACTTTTCCAAGTCCGAAGCAAAAGACTACATCTATGATTATTGTCGCCGTAAGGACGGAAAAACAAGTTACCATTTTACTCACGTCGATAGCGGCAAATCGCTCATGGTACATAACCGATGGCATAGCGATAAAGCCTAACCCAACCGGGCCACGGACGGCCCTTTCTGCTGGCTTGGTTAGCCGATAATGCTCCCGTCATCGTCAACTTGAACGGACATTATGACCGGCTCAACTGCTTCGTTCGGCTCGCTTATTTCATGAATCACTGCCGCCAGCATCTCGCCCTGCTGTATTGTCAACTGCGTTAAAGTCGCTAGAATCTGCTGCATAACGTCATTATTTTGTGGTTCTTCTATCTGCTGCATAGCCTGCATAGACTGTTCTGCTTGCCACTGCTGCGCCTCTAGCATCAATTTGGCTTGGGCCTCTTCGCTTTTAGCGCTTGCGGCTTCTCTCTTAACGTCAATATCGTATCGCTTCAATTCGTTGTCCTGCGCAGCCATTTGTTGCTCGATGGCCTTGCCCTGAACTACGCCGTTAAGCTGCTCATTCTCTTGCGCTAGCTGTTGAGCCTGCTCCTGCAGTTGCTCAAACGCTTGTTGCATTTGCTGCATCTGCTCCATGTGTTCGGGCGTCAACTGCGACTGGTCACCGTCCTGGTCCTGGTCGTCTTGGAGTATCTCCGGCGGGATCGTGGCGCGCATTCGCTTCGCCATTTCATCAGCGCCCGGCCAATCCATGTTCTTAACGAGCAGGTCGCCAATGACGCCCCACAGGTTGGGATTCGCCTGCGTCATCTGCGCCATCGAAGCGAATGCGTCCTGGCGCTTGGTGTTGAATGACGGGCCGGTGCTAACCGCTACGTCGTACTTGCCGACGTTCAGGTTATAAATAGTGCTGATCTTGCCGGCAGCGTCCTGCACTTCTCCGGACTGCTCGGTTGACAGGCGCACCACTTCCGCGTTGCCGTCCTCTCCTAGCGTGCGCGCGACTCGCTCTGTGTCGTATATCTGCGGTATGAGGTCCACCATTATCCGGCCAGCGTGGCGTATGGCATGACTCATATTATCCGGGTAGTGATACGTGGCGATGTCGCCAACGCGCTGACGTTGCTGTATAGCGACGCCTGACTTCTCATTGCTCGGTTGACCTAGCGACGCAGCGAACTGCCCGATCGTCGCCTGGAGGTCTCCATCCGCCATCTGGAGCATGTTTACGAAGCCTGCGTTCACTCCGGTAGGGAACTGACGCGACGGCGCAGGGACAGGCTGACCGTCCTCTGTGATGCTGTTGTAAGGCAAGTAGGCGTAGTTCTTCATGTTCGCCTGAGCCCATTCCGCTTCGTGGCCGTCTATGCCTTCCTCTGCGACGATCCAAGGCGCTTTAGGTTGCAGAGCATTAGTCTCCGCGTTGACGCTCACAGAGTAGTTGTAGAGCCTCTGGGAGTCTTTAGCGCGACGTACAATGCCGTGTATAACGCGCTTGTCTTCGAGCCAATAGTCTTCGCCAGGCACACGTACGATCGGGATATACTTCCCGAGCTTCTCCATGCCGGAAGTGCCGCCTTCAAGTATCTCTTGGCCGTTGAGTTTCTGCCAGAGTAGCTGCGGCTCGGTGACGCTTGTCGTGCTTTCTACGATGGCATCCATACCGCTGTTCTGGAACTTGATAGCCTTCATCCAGTCGCCATTGACAAATACATAGTCAATTTCGCGGTCTTCGAGCCAGAAGTGCTCCGCTACTCGAACGCGCTTGTTACTCAACCATGAGTCGCCCTTGCCGTCGCCGTCCCAGTTGATAGCTTCCGCTTTCGGGAATTCGCGCTTAAACGCGGCCTCAGACATTGATTCAGTGACAAACACGCGCTTTGCGTCCGACCCTGCGTGGTCTTCAACCCAGGGGTCGAAGTACACTGAGAACGGATTACGGATGGGGCGCACGATAAGGTCTTGGTAGTTGTACAGCGCGTCGACTTCTACAGTATCAATGCGGAAGTAGCCCATGCCCATAAACACCTGGTACTCGGCGGCGATATCATACGCCATGCCTGCGTTGCTTACGTGCTCGATGTGACGAACCATGCCCTGGAGAATCTCAGCCGTGTCCGGGTCCGCTTTGTCGTCAACCGGTAAGATCTTGACCGCTGCACGGTTCTGGCGCATGTCGTTAATGATCTGGCGCGCATGTACCGGTATTTTGTTGACTGTCAGGCAGGGGCGAGCGCCGTCTGGATCGTCTTCTCTAATCCGTTTGAGCGCTTCAGGCCACTGGTCGTCGGCCATACCGAAACGCAAATCTTCAACCCAACCGTCACGCAATTCTTGCTCGTCTTCCAGTATCTGCTTGAAGTTCTCTCTGATGTCTTCAATCTTCATATATTATTAGCCCATCATCCAGCCGGTCGAGCCGACATTGTGTTCGATTGGTCTGCCTCTTTTTTTCACGCGCTTCTCTTTGCGCGTCAGGCCGGGAAATAACTCAGTAACGCCGAAGACGAAGGCGTCAGCCCTGTTAGGGCTGCGATCTCCGATGTAGCCGGTGGTGGTGAACCCGCATAGCTCATCTTCAAGCTCAGGGAATACGCCAACGAGACGCACCTTGCCCTGCTCGTGAAGGCTAGATATGGGTTCCGCTCGCAGCACCTTACCGCGACTAGCGTTCACTAGCTTAATGTGCGCATCTGGCTTCGCTGTCTTCAGCACGTAGCGCACCATTTCGCCGCCGTAGTTCTGCTCGGCGACTATCAGGTCTGCGTCGTGCCTTTCGAACGCACTAGCCGCCACCTTGCCCCACGTTGCCGGGCCTGCCTTAACGGTCAGGTCTTCTAATAGGTATGCGTTGCCGTCGACGCCTAGCGCGGTCACCGTGATGCCTATCGCATCGTTATTCTTATCGGGGTCATCGTCGGCCCCACTAGGGTCTACCGCCACCACTACCCGCTGGAAGTCTGGCAGTTCAACGCGGTCATCTGCTCGCCACTTATCGAGTATCTCGATAGTCCACAGCGCGGAATCATCAACCTCTGAGTACAGCCCGTCCAGGAAGCGCAAGCGCAACCTCACAGGCATGTTCTCTAGTTCTTCTAGATACCCTAGCGGTAGGTTCTCCGCGTTGTCGCGCGGGTTCATCAGCAGCTTGCTGTACTGGTCGCCGTTCATCAGCGGCTTATTCGAGTCGGGGTCTTGTCGTTTGTGGAATAGCTTATAGATCCAATGCGCCTTGCTGGGCGGGTTGCAATCGTAGAAAGCCTTGAGTTTAAGCACCTCCTCGTCGCCTGTTAGCGGGTTGGTGTACGGGCAACGCTGCGCCAGGCGCGTCAGAGCCGTATTTCGCGCCCCTAGACTGATCTGCGAGACTTCATTAAAGAAGATCGAGGCATATTCGTTACCTAAGATCTTCTCAGTTCTCAGCTTGTCATCGAGCCCGCCTAACCATAGCTCGCTCCCGTTCGGGAACGTGATATACCAGTCAGACTTGCTTAAATTGACTGGTATATCACGTTCCCGAAC